ACTCTGTTGCCCCCAAAAGCCTTGCCCCCACGTGCCCTCATTCCAAGCATCTGCCATGGTGATGACCTCCTATATTAAGATAATCTTAATATAGCACTTGAAGCATCGTTAGTTGGGAATGCGATTGTGAATGTACCGTTTGTTGATGTCTTTACACTACCAAAATCTAAAACTGCAATAGCTGCATTAGTATTTGTTGATGATCTGTTATAGATCAAAGCTGCTTGAGCAGATATTGTTGCTGATGTAAAACTTACGTTTGCAAAATCAACAAAAGCTGTTGAAGCTGTTGCGCTTGTTTTGGTTAAGCCAATGGTTGGACTTGTTAAAGTTGCACCACCACTTGCGTATGTTCCTGAGTTTGGAACTTCGTTAGTTGCTGAAAATGCTGTTGTGTTTCCGTTTAAAGTTGCAGAATCGGTGTAGAGAGCAAGATTGATTGTATCATTATCAATATCGTGATCCCCTGCCAATAACTCCTGTTTAAATGAAGCACAGACTGCTTGATTTATTGCCATGTTTATTTACCTCCTGGGTCTACTGATTTAAGAGGGAGTCTTAAGACACCGTCTACATACTCATCTCTACGTTTACGTCCCATCTGCTCTTGAGCGAACTCGCTCAAAGAAGATTGAAACATTTGTTGGTATATTTGCATATCCTGTGTATTTTTCAAGTAAGAATATGCTTCCACTAAAGTTCCGTACAAAAGTGTTTCCGGAGCGTTATTAGATATGAAAGTTGTTGTGCTTGTGGATCCAGAACCATTACCTAATCTCTCAGGAGTTTCTTGATACCACATTTCGACAGTGTAAGCTGCATTAGGAGTAGGAGCCACAACTAATTGTGTTGCATCCCAATTTGCCCAATATTTAGGTTTACCTGTAAAATTTGTATCTGTGGTTGATCGCTCTGGGATATACTCGTCTATAAAGGTCGTATCTACTTGTTGTAACCAAGTTCTTGTTCCATCTGTTTCAACTAACTCTAAACTCCTTGCAAACCTAAACCCACCCTCAGGTGCGGATATATCTAAAAAAGAGTTGTTAGCTTCAAAAGTTGACGTTGCATATCTTCGCTGATAGTCCCCGTCAACCGCCCTATCAATTTTATTTTCTACATTAGTTATGAAAACATTAATGACAGAGTTACTTAAAACGTCACTAGTAACCTCTGTGTAATTTCTTACATTATCTAAAAGTTCAGAATAATTCATGATATCACCACAGTCACTGTACCAACACTTGAACCTATAATCAACTCTCTGATTTCTTGAGAGGGCTGCATTCCGTTTGATTCAAAAGAAGAATCTCCAGGAGCACCGACAAACACAATCGTAGGTTCTATCCTAGCCGGTCTACTCCAAGGTAAAGCTTGTGCGTCCGCCCTATGGTGTGGAGGTTCTAATTGTGGGTGTTTTGTTTCAAAACAAGAGGGACATGTTTTTAATCCATTCCACTCCTGCCTTAACTCATGAAACTTATATTGCTGACCACAACGATCACACAACGCTATAGCATGAACACCGGTGGCAAAGTTGCCCATTAGTTACTCACAAAATAATTTTGAGGAACAATGTGAACAGAAGTGGATTGGCTGTCCTCAGTCAAGGCCCTTTGTAACTCATCCTCATAATATAATTTCAAAGACTGTGTTCTTTCAGGCGAAACTTTTTGAGAAATAAAATATGCAAGACCAGAAACCATACATGGTAAAAATCTAAACGGAGCATCTGGTGTATTGGTGTAAGCACCTGCGTCTTGGATTCTTTTTACATAATAATAATTAATGTTTGTTCCTGTAGTATCAGGAGCAAGGTAAAGATTAATTTTTACACTTGATAATTTTCTTTCAATAAAATACTGAGTCGGTGTTCCTTGTTGAGTTTTGTTAGGTATAGCTTGATACTCTGAACGAGATATTTTTGTCATTGTCGTATCAATACTTGAACTATTTCTAAACACCATTTCTAAAACATCTGCAGCATCACTAGGGGCTGTGTATTCAGTTGACCCTGCAGTTAAACTTTGTGTGTGATTAGCTACTTTCCAAATGTGAACTCCGCGGTTGCCCCACTCAGAAAATAATAAATTTAAACTTCTTCTAGCTGATCTTAATTGATAACCAGTTCTGGTTCCTGAAAAGCCACATCGCTCATACGCATCTTCAATTACTTCATCAATTTGTAAATCAAAACTTGTAGAGTCGGATGTGGCCATTCAAATTAACCTCTTTTTTTAACGACAGATTTTTTCTTACCTTTTTTCATCATTTTGCCTTTTTTAGCCATCATGACTTTTCCGCCGCCTCGCATCTTGTTGACTTTACCGCCACCACGCATTTTCATTCCCACCACATTTTTTGTTTTACCTGGCATTTTTTTTCTCCTTTTTAAACAATTGTTCGTATTTATCTTGCCGAGTTTTAACGACCTCGTCGTAATACTCTGCTGGCCATTTCTTATAATAACCTATCTTATGTAGTTTGCAACTTGCATCATAGAGCTGCTTAAACTTTTGTATTAACATCATTGAGTATTCAAGATCTCCCTCGTAAGAGCAATTATCTGTCGGGTCAACTAAAAACTCCTGACCCTCAGCCGTAGCAGGAACATCAGGATGAAAACCCATAAAATACACATCTTTTTTATTATATAATTTATTATAGAAATTAACCTTATCATTGAATTGTTCGAAAGAATATTGATCAAAAAAAGGATCACAAAAAATTAATATGTCATGTTGTTTTTTATTCCAAGATTTAAGTAGAGTATTTAAATGCCTCTCGTATTTTGATTTATCTGTGCGAACCTCTATTCTAAGCTTTTCATCTTTTCTCCACTTAGCTGCAAAAGGACATGCTGGGAAACCTAAATGTTTATTCATTGGTTCTAAGACTTGCTTAGACCATTGAATTACATCATCTTTTATTTTTTCTGCTTGTTTTTTTCGAGACAATTGTTTTTACATTAGTTGGTTTACCACCAACTCCTTGTGCTACTGCTCTTTTTCTAGATACTGCTGATTTAATTTGTCCCTTAGTCATTCTATTTGCTTTCGCTCTAGGGACACATTTAGGATACTTTCGTTTAGCGTCTTTCTTTTGTTTGGACCTACCACACTTAGCAAACCCTCCACCTTTTTTCTTAGAGCCTATGTCAACCCAGTCCTGCTTAAACCACTCTTTAAGTCCGCTTTTTGCCATGTTGTTTCCTTATACTATTTTTACCTTTTTTAAAGATACTAGCAACTTGTGTTTTACCCATTACTTTAGCACGTTGCTCAGCAACAGTAAGGATTTGAATTTTTCTTGCAAATGGTTTTTTAACTTTACGCACTTTCGAGACCGTCGCCCGTGCATCAGCAGGAGTAGCAAACTTAATGCGGACAGTGTCTTTCGGATTCTCATCTGTATATAATCGTCTCCCTGAACCTTTAGGTTTTTTACCAGTTCCTTTTACTGGGTCTTTAGGCATAAATACTTTGAGGCAATTTAGTTTTCTTACGCTTACGGCCCTCTACCATACCACAACCAGCTGCCACGATCCTACCACCTTTAGACATTCTTTGAGCAGATATTTCTTTTCTTTGTTGAGAAACAGAACCTCCCATTGCCATGGGCTTAGGACCTTTAAAATCTTTTCTTTTGACACCGCTAGGATCTTTAATCTTACCAGCACAAATCTTAGATGCATAGGCATTAGCATATGCGCTGGGGTACACTTTAAATTTTCGCTTTGCGGCGGCTTTTCCTCTTGGACATAGCTTTGTCATTTTTTTTACTCCTCTTCGGTTTCGTTATCTGTTGTCTCATTTGGGCTCGGCTGATCACCATGTAGACACCTTGGACACTCGCACATGCAAGATGTGTTTAATGAACAGTGACACATACATCCACAGAGTTCGCATCTCAATGTAATGTACCGATCTCAAAGTCAGGCTCCCAAATAATTTCAAGTTCGTCTTCCATTAATAATCTGTAGTTTTAATCAAAAACTCCTCTATCCAAGCGATTCTATTATCCATATCTAGTATTTTAGATTTAATTATGGCAATATCCTGTTGCATTTCTGCAACACGATCTGCCTTTTTTTCAACTGCGTTTAATCGTTCAGACCACATACCCCATGTCATGCCAATAGTAGCTATCAACACTACGTAAGGTAATACTGTTTTTATTTCGATCTTAAACGACATACACAATCCTCATCTGTTTTACAATCGCACATGACACACTCCTTACTTTGTCTTCGCACTCATCCCACTCAATGGATTATTTAAAGCCTTATTGATCTTCAAGTCAAGGCTTTCTTCTAATAGTTTCATTTCATCTAAAAGTTCTCTAGCATCTTCCTTTTGTCTATCTTCTACGTCATTAACAATCTCTGTAATATGTCTTATATCACCATCCATTTGTCTTAAATCTGCTTTTAAATCGTCTTTCAATTCTTTTGCAGTTGAAGCCACTAAACTTACTTCTTCTAAAATCATAGACATTTCAGTTTTTATCATGTCCAATTCCTGCTCAATTAATTCTAATCTTTTATCCATTTCAGCTTTTGATAGCTCTATTTTTTTATCGAAACCACTTAAATCAGGTGCAACAAATTCATTTATCTTTTCTTCCATATCAAGATATCTTTTGTAAACCTCAAAGCCACCATATAAAGCACCTACTGCTGTGGATAATGCAATAAGAACTCCAAAGATTTTTCCCCCTTTGAAGGAGATACCACCTACATTCACTTCTGCCATTGTGAGTTTACCATATCATTCATTGTTTGATCTTGAGCCATGTTAAACAAAATACCATACTCATCTTCTATTGTCTTGTTTAAATATTGTTCGACGTTTGTATCCACAATAATAGATTGTGTGTCAAAGAATGTTTTAGTATTTCCTAGTATCTGCATAACTATTAATGTTTTCATTTGTGCAGCATCATCATATCTAGCTTTATCGTCAATCTTCTTTACAATTTTTGTAGCGGCTTTTTCTTTCTCTGATACCTTAGGTTTTAATGTTTTCTCTGGTTCTTGCTCTTCTTCTTGATCTTTTTCTTTTTGTGGTTCTGGCTGTTCTTCTGGTTCTGGTTCCTGTGATTCTTCTTGAGGTTTTTCGTTAGTCTCCTCTTCAACAGGCTCAGGCTCGGTCTCCTCTACGGGGACCTCTTCTTTTGTCTCTTCCATAGGAGGTGGAGTTTCCTCTGTTTCAATTTCTATTGGTTCTGGTTCTGATTCCATGGGTGGTGGGGTTTCTTCCATAGGAGGTGGTATCTCCTCAACAGAGGCTACCATTTCAGGCGGTGGTAAATCTAATTCCATTTCCATTTCAATTTCTGCTGTCACTGTTTCTACATTGACAGGCATTTCCACTGCTACAAGCTCTGGCATTGGTGCATATTCCATAGGAGGTGGGGGTGCAAAGTCCATGTCAAAATCCATTTCAAATTCTATTTCTAACTCTACGGTCTCATAAGATACCTCTTCCGTCTCTGGTTCTATGGGCACAAAATCTACAAAGCCATCTTCGACAATAATGTCATTGTATTCAAAGACCTCTTCTACAAACTCCATCTCTACAGGGTCAAAAAGATTCAGATAATATATTTCTTCTAAAGTGGTTATGTGTTGAGTAATAACGGTGTTAATTACATTGTAGAATACATTAACGGATACATCATCAAATAAGGGTCCTATCGCAAGATTAATATCTCTACCACCTACTTCAACGGTTATACTACTTAAAGAACCACTAAAATCAAAACCACCTGTGTATGATTGATAACCTGATGCAATTCCTGACTCGGACAAGATATCAGTTCCTTGAAATACTGTATCAGATCCATCACGACCTGTAATATGCATGTATATTCTGTCTTGAGCGTCACGTTTTTCTACTTCAATTGAGTATTTAACCTCACCACCTTTATCTATTTGTAAATCAGATATATCAATATTGTTTATTATAAAAGTTGTACCCATGCCATCGACACCCATTGTAGAGGTGTTATTGCCAGATCCTGTAATCTGCGCACATCTATCTGATCCTAATTCACCACAAGTATTGCCTGTTGGCATAGAAGCAGGACCTTGCCCACCCCAGTCTATGTTCATGTTACCATCGTCACTAGAACCTACATATCCGTTAGAGCTATCTAAAATATTGCCTGAGTCTTCGTTAGTAACAGTTTGTGTGGTGGTTGTAGTTGTCGTAGTAGTAGTTGTGACTATCTCTGTTCCTAAATCCTCTTCAGTCACATCTATTTGTATGTCCTCTGTAATTGTGACTCCAGGAGTACAAAGACCTTCTACATCAGGCAAACAAACGTCTGCTTTAGAATAAAAGGAGACCAGTAGTAAGAACAAACAAAGCTTTAAAAAGTGGTAAATCAAGTGATCCTCCATTAGGGTTTATTATTTCTCTTTGTGACTGTACGTATTCTGGCTTATATTTACTGCCGTCAGGAATTTGATCAGGATTGTTCGACCAGTAAGTCTCTGCCTCAGCCCCAATAGAACCTCGTGCAGGGCACGGGGTCCCCGCGTCTGTCATTGCGTCCCAGACTCTAGGGTCTTGACACAATACAGATACGGCAGCTACTTTCATACCGAAACCATATAAACTTCTAGATAACTTTAATTTTTGACACAACTCATCATCTATGACCACACCTGTCGCTAATCCTACAATATTATTTTGCACACTTGCTCCAACACCAACCTTACATATATCGCTATTAGAATTGATTATAGATGGTGCGTTTGCTGTTGGTGGCGTATTGTTAACTACCGTGCTGGACACGGTATTGGTCTCAGCTGATGAAGTTTGCATTGACAAATACATAAAGATTATTGTCATAAACGCACAGAATAAATAAAAATAACCTTTAAACATCTAACACCTCCATCTTTTTCTAGCCTGCCTTAATCTTGAATTAGGATCTTTAGCGGCCTTAGGAAATTTTTTCATCTGTCCTGCACTTCTAGCACAAAACGATTTTCTTCTTTTTGCTGCCTTAGAACCAGGTTTTACTTTACCTGTAACAGCTGTTTTTAATTTAGAGCCAGGGTTGTCACGTCTATATTTAGCAACACCTGCCTTAGTCATTCCCGCCCCTTTTTTAGTGGGGCGGAAATATTTTTTAGTTCTTGGTGGCTGTTTGTCTGCCATTATGCAAATATGCAGGTCAATGAAGTTACGTTAGTTAATGTGGCATGTATTCTATCTTGAAATCTAATACCACTATCACCTATGTAAGTTTCAATCACCGCTGTAGCTGAACCTGGAGTATCGAGGTCTAACAAAGTTGACCCTCCGCTTCCGTCTTTTAAAACAATACTACCAGCAGATCCACCACATATAGCATGAACAGCTATCAGTCTTGCAGGTCCTGTTCCTACATTACCTGTTGCAGTAACTTTGGCCGATCTATAGTTAATCATTGTTTACTCCTTACGCAGGTCCGTCAGCGTATGTTACATCTCTATCCTGAGCAGCCATCATGTAATCTAAAGTTGTTACTTTAGTTCCTGTAGCGTCACCGGATAGACTCATTACCATCATCTTCATGTTTGCTGTTGGAATAGTTGAAGTAGTTGTCCCTGCTGATTTTCTATTAATAAAAAATTCAACTGTATCGTTACCATCACTATTTCCTTTTGTTGCAACAAAACCCAAAGTTACATAAGTATCATTTGTTAGAGTTGATAAGTCTGTATTTAAAGTTGTTATAGTTTGTGAATCACTTGCTTCAGTGACACCAGAAATAACTGCACTTCCATCTACTAGCAAAAATCCAATAATGTTAGAGGATAATAATGCTGCCTCTGGGTTAGTTGCAAATGTTTCTGTTAAGCCAACAAGAATATCCATCTGATCAACGTCAGAAGTTTTAATTCTTGTTTCATAGTATAATTTATTACCTGCTGTTGAAGGTAAAGAAAAATACTCTTCATGTCCTTGAAGAGAAGCTCCATCATTTTCTGTTGTTGCTGTTGAAGTAAGATTTACTTCCCCTGATCTTGCGTCTGCCACGATAGCAACAGAAGCGCCCGAATCTTTGACGATTACCCATCTAAGTGTTTCGTCAATCGCCCCATGATCATAATCATCAAACTGAATAAATTGATCATTCCATCTTGCGATATTTAAATTTTCTAGAGCTGGACGTTGCTTTGAAAATAATATCGGTCCTTTAAAGTGTGTAGCCATAATAAACCTCCTTGGTTGTATAGACCATTCGTTATGCAGTCTCTATACCGTCTGCTAGCTCAGTGTGCATAACTGTAAAATGCTAGAGTTTTAATATTGCATAAAAAAAGGGCGCAGTCAAAGACATACGCCCTTCAGTATTAATTATAGTATTATGCACCTGATGTACCGAAGACACATCTAGGGTCGGAGAAACCAAATGAGTATCTCTCTCTAGCTTTGTATCTTACGTTACCTGTATCAAAGTCACCTTCCATAGATGTTCTGATTGGTGAACGGTTAAACATTTTGAAACCGTTCGGCACGTCAGTTTTGATAAAGAATGCGTTAACGTCACTTAAGAAATGGTTAACTACATAACCCTCAGGGATCATACCCATATTCTTAATTGCGTTAATGTCATTATCAGCTGTGCCTGTTCTTAATGCAGAAGCCATTAGTCTGTCAGCAGTAAACTGTAATTCTTTTGGAATAATTAGTTTTCTACCTTGAGCAGCGATCTTTAATCCACGCTCGTCTACGAATGCAGCGATGTCAATTAATGATTGCTCTAATGAAGTTTCATTAAGATCAGCGTCAGTTGCAAGTCTGTTGGATAGAGTTCCACCTTGTGCTAATGGGTGCTCTGTATTAATAAGTGACACACCATCACCACCAGGATTAGTTCCTGCGGCACCTGCAGCTGCAAAAGCGTTGTTTAAAACATCAATAGCTTTTACTTGTTTTGTGTTTGCCATTGATCTTGCAAGAGCTCTTGTGTATCTAGCAGCGAGTCTATCGTAAAGGTTATCTTCGATAGCTTCTTCTGTGATTGCGAAAGCTAATGCAATTGTTTCATGTGTATAACGAGCTGTAAACGCTTCGGTTGCTGTATCAAATGATACACCAGCACCTTCTGCTTTTGTTGGTGCGGAACCGAATCCAGCTAACATTACCTCTTCTTCGAATGCACGATCTGAAGTTTCTTCATCGAAAATTTCAGCGTGTTCGTTTTCGTACCTACTGTACTCCAAGCCAAACAGAGCGTTTAGACCTGGCTCTAACTCTTTAACGAGTTGACTTCTAGATATAGCCATAGTTTAACCTCCTATACGCCTGTTGTATCAGTGTACTGATGCTTATTAATTCTAACGAGAATGTTAGCGTTAGCAGCAGTATAGTCACTGTTATCTGGGTCTGTTGATAAGTCATACACAGCGAAGTTTGATGCATTACTAGTTGCGAATGTATCGCCGTCTAGTGCTACGTTTGAAATACCTGATTTGGTATTCCCTGCGCTGTATGTTGCAATATTAGCTGTAGAACCAACTTGTGCTCTACCACCATTAGTATCATCTACTTTGACTTCAAATATTACATTTGGGTCACTGATAACGTTTGCAACTATGTCGTCAGCTACAATCGCACCCGGGTAATGGTTTTGAAATGTTGGTTTTTGTGTTGTTGGGTCTGTGTAGAAACAACCATTGAAAATACCAACAAGCTCAGCACCGGCAGATGATCCTCTTGAGATTGATCCGTTTGCATTCAGCACAACGGGATCTCCCATAAAGATGGAGTTTGTCTCGTTGCTAGCGATAGTCATTTGTTGTTGACCTTGTCCGTTATAAGCGGAACCCATCATTAGCACTGGACGAAATCCAAAATTACCGTTTTGATTTGCCATTGTTTTACTCCTTAAAAGTAAAGTTAATAAATGTAACTAACAATGGCTTGTAAAAAAACTTATTCAGTCTTTTGTGAGCCACCGAAAGTCACCCTGCTTTGCCTATCAGGTTTACTGATTGGCATACTGGGGTGAGCATCCTTTAATAGATCATTATCAACTGCTTTTATCTGATCTTGAGTAAGACCTGAATAATAAGCATCTCGTTGCTTAATGAGCTCCTCAGGAATGCGAGCCAGCAATAAGCCACCTACTCCAATGACCCCTGCGTGTTTACCATCTTCAATTGTTGGTAATTGCCAGTCAGGATATTCGTCTGCTCTTACTAGTTCATAGCCCTCACGTAAACGACTAATCACGTTCTTAGTGTCCTGGTATCCCTGAACTTCTGCTCTTATCCAACGATGGATATAACCATCTGGCGCAGGCGGTGCATCAAGTGATGACGGTCTCTGCCAAACACGTTTACGTTGAGTTTTTACCC